AAGCAGAGAGAGTGCTGTCAAGAAGATAATTTTAGCGTTTGAGGGCTACGGCACAGCTCCAGCGGGCAACGGTGTTACTATAAAGGTTTGGAATCACGTGGCTGCTGCTTGGCAAAACGCTCAGGTTGGAACGGGTGGAGCAGACGAAACAATCAGCATCACGCTTACTGCGAGCATTACCGACTACATTGACGATAACGGCTATGTTTGGCTTCTTGCGAGAACCACAAACGCAAGCAATGGCACAACAGCAGCCATAATATATTGCGATTATGTGAGCTGCACAGTCACGGTTAACGGAATCACATACTTGGACATTTTCAGCTTTCGAGACGCTGACAGAGTAGATGTTAAACAATTCATTTTCCGCACAGAGTTTCAACTGAAAAGCTGGATGTTTGAGGACGTTGGAGGAGTATTCTAATGCAGAAAAGGTTGTTTGATAAGCTGTCTTTCGAGTTTGCTTGTAGAAAGTTGTGCGGTTTAAATCTTAAGCGTCCACACATGACTTGCCTCTACTGTGCTTCTCGGAAAGCGTATTATGGCAAAGGCTACCGTCATGTGCGATTCATTGACACTTACATTTTAAATATTGACCGTGAGAGGCGTTTTGCGAAGACGAAGGATTTGCTTCTCAAAAAGTTGCTGACCATCTGCGAGATGTTGGCAACATGACAGTCATGAAATTATGACAAAAAAGAAGCGTGAAAGAAAATGGTTGACACATATGGAGCGCATGAAAGCCGTGCCTACTTTGTAGTGGAAAGCGTCTATGGTGTAACACCCACAAGTCCAGCGATGCTTGGCATAAACCTTGAAAGCATCGAACCTGCGCTGGACCCGAGCTTAATAAAAGTAAGAGGAACAGGCTCAAGAGATCTGCAAGCATTGAAGAAGGGTCTGAGAAGCCCAAAATTGAAGATTAACCATGTGGTGCCCAGCAGCGCGCCAATAGGCTTCATTCAGCACGTTCAAACATTGAACAGCTTAAGCCTTCAAATACTCTATTATAAAGGCTTGTTCGCAAGTGCAACTGACATCATAAGCTTGCTTTACATGGGATGCAAAATTAACAAGCTAAGTGTTGAGATGTCCTTAGAAGCCTTAATGAAGGCTTCAGTTGAGGTCATAGGGCAAGACATTGCAGTTGGCACAGCAAAAATTGCAGGAGCAACCTACGGGGACTATGCGGGCGGGGTTTCCTACAATGAGAGTTATGTGCAGAAAGGAGCTGGAGATGGCACAGGCTTGGTAGACGTAACTCGAGTAACAGACTGGAAATTCGACATTGAAAACAACCTTAAACCCGTACCAGTAATCCGCAGTACTTCAGGGTATCTGCTAAAGTATCTCCCAGTTCGCCATAGGAATCTAAGCGGTGAATTAACATTTGAGTTTGAAGATAAAGCGGAGTTTGACGATGTCATAAACGATACTGAGTTCAGCCTCAAATTTGGCTTGAGCGGAACGTACAGTGCCCTATTCAAATATTGCAAGTGGGAAGACGTGGCTACACCTACAAAGGTTGAGGATCTCGTGAGTTTGAAGGCGAAGTTTGTAGCGAGAGACGTGGTCATAAGCTGAGAGGATTAAAATGCGAACCGAAGTTTTACAGCTTAATGACCGTTTCGGCAAGGAATACGAAGGCAAATACGTTTTTCAAGAGATCAGCTGGGCTAAGCGTAACAGGATTCTGCAGAAGTACACACGTTATAACCCTCAAACAGGCTTGGTCATAACAACAGATTACGTAGCGATTCAGGCTGAAACAATAATGGCTTCGCTTAAAGAGCAGCCAGAAAACAAACCGATAACTCTTGAGAAACTGTTAGGCGAAGAAGAAGGCGTTCCAATAGGCTTAGGAGAATTATTCAGCAAAATCGCAAACAAGCTGAACACCGTCAACATTGAAGAGACACGTTTTTTATCCGAGCCATCAGAAGAGACAAGCCGCACCCAGCCCTCACGATTTATAGGCTCTGCAAAGAGTTCGGATGGACGGTAACAGAGCTTAACAAGCAGCCAGCTAAAACAATTCAGCAATTCCTCATAATTTTGGGCGAAGTGGATAGGCAAACGCAAGAGGAGATTGATAAAGCTAAACGTGAGGCAAAACTGCATTGAGTGTTCAATTTAACCTTACCGTTCAAGATGAAGATTTCAAAAGGAAAATGGAAAGGCTGCCTGATTCTGTGCGGAAATATGTGCAACAAGCCTTGAACCAAACTGCTCAGACTGTTATGATGCGTGCGAGACAGCTTGCGCCGGTGAAAACTGGAAGGCTTATGCAAAGTATTTATGTTGAAATGGTAGCTGAATATACGTTTAAAATTACTTGTTATGTGCAATATGCTCTTTTCCAAGAGTTTGGAACACGGTATATTGCACCACGCTATTTTCTAACTCGTGCGCTTCAAGAAAGTCGCTCAGAGTTTTTGTCAATTATGGGTTTAAACTTGCAATATGCATTAACGGAGGCTTCCAGTGCATGAGCAGTCTCGGTGAAATTTTTGTTACAATTAGAGCGGTTAACGAGGCTACGCCAGAGTTTGAAGCTGTAGGCAGTGACGCTGCCCGCATGGGAGAAAACATTAATTCAGTTAGTGCAGGAGCCGCTTCAGCCTTTAGTCAGGTTGGCGTTGCAGCGACAGATATGGCAGCTAATGTTCGAGGTTCGGCAAGTTCATTTGATGAGATGTCAACGCATGCAGTAGCAACCGAAGTAAGCTTGCGCACAGTTGCCATGGGCATTAGAACAACCGCTATGATGGGCACGGAGTTAACAACGCTTGCTGCAGATTTCGGTTTGGTTGACAGGGAGACAAGCAAATACTTACGCACGATTACGATGGTAATAATGCTTGTTTCAACCTGCGCTCGAATGTATAACTTTCTAACTGTTATGACGACTGGGCATAGTGCTGCTGTGGCTGTTGAAACTGCTACGGAAACAGGCGCTATTGCAGCCGAAACTTCTCATTCAGTCGTTCATGGCATTTACGCAGCGGCTTGCAACATTGCAACGGCGGCTCAAAACGCCTTAAACATTAGCCATGCGACTTTCTTGGCTTTAACCGGTGTGGGAATAGGAATAGTTATTGCTGCAGCAGCAGCCATGGCTATTTTCGCAAGTCAGATGAACGCTGCAACCGCAAGCGTTAAGGAATATAATGCAGCTGCTGGTGAAACGCCGGAAAAAACACGGGGCATAAGCAGAGCGGGCGAGCAAGCCATGTATCGTAGAGGTGTTGAGTAAGAATGAGTGTTGAAATTCCTAAATGTGCAATTGCGTTTGGTGCTGTGGCTCCACCTCAAGGAGATGTAATCGATTTAAGGGTTCATCTTGGTTGCACGAAAGAGGTAAATAGCTTTGAGGTTTTGCTTCAAAATTGGGATAAGAAATACAGCCCGGGCGGAACCTACCCAATAACTGTGGGCATGGATGGACACATAGACATTGGAAGAGGCACGAATGTTCCGCAGATTATAACATGCCGTGTTGAAAGTATCAAATGCGAATCCACGCCTACAGAAAATTATCTTCATGTTTCTGGAAGGTGTTGGGGAGAAAGACTGTTTCGCAAAGTAGTTACTAAAATTTATGAGAATCAAAAGGGTGAAGCCATAGTAAAGGACCTCATGGATTCTTACGTGGGCTTAAGTCATGTTCGAGATTCAACAGAACTCGTAGAAAACACGGACACCACATTCACGCTACTTGAATATGATAATACACCTGTCTGGGACATTCTAAGGGCTATTGCAGCAGCAAGCGACAAGGCTGGAGTGATTGGCTACGATTTTCGTGTGGCACCTGATGCTAAATTCGAGTTTTTCCCACGCCTCAGCAAAACATCATCCATAAGCCTTACTGATAAAATCGAAGTTAGCGAATATCGCAAGGACATTCTTGGCGTGAGAAACAAAATCACAATTTACGGAGTAGCAGGAAAGACTGAACCTCCGGGTGGAGACGCTTGGACAGAGGAAAGTTTAGATGGTTGGACAGTGACTTCTCCCGCCCATATAGGCATTGTTGCTTATGGTATGGTAGGCACTCATTCCGTAGAGGCTTATTGTGACATAGCAACCGAAGGAAATATTGTTGATTTTAAACATACACATCCCGTATCCATAAAGAATCCTTCTAAACTTGTAATGTGGCTTTATAAAACACCATACGATGACGATGCTTCCCAAAGTTACATTAGAATCTTAGCTCCAGACGCTTCAAATTATTATCAAATAAACTGGGTCGATCTGGCTTTGGGGTATGTAACTTGGAAATTGGAAGAATTTGATTTATCAAAAGGAAATATTTACGATGTAAATAAAAATCCCAGCGGTAAACTCCATGCTGTTGGAAATCCTTCTTTTACGAACATCCAAGCTATCCAATTCCATAAGGTCACTACAGGAGCGGCTACAGGAACAAACGCCCTTAGAGTTGACGGACTATGTTATCTGGAAATAAGATTTAGCTCAACACAAGAGGATAGTGATAGCCAATCGCTTTATGGATTAAGAGAATTAACAGATACTGATGAGGAGCTCTACTCTGATAATGAATGCATGTTGCGGGCTAAGGCTGTTCTCGCTGAGCGGAAGGATCCAGCGGAGTACATCACGGTGACAAGTACAGTTATCGACTATGGAACTACGCCTCTCTTGCCAGGCGACAAAATCCACGTAACATTGCCTAATGAAAATGTTGATGCTGACTTCCGCATTTTAAATGTTGAATATTACGTGGATGCTAAAACGCAGACTCTTGAGATTACGTTGGAGCTTGGGCGTGAGGTTCCGCTTCTGGCTGACTACATTTATGCTCTTAAAAGCAAAACTGACCATGTCAGTAGATACAAGATTACGAGGATGATTTAATGAGTGTTGGCAAGGGTAAACTGAAGAGGCTGAGGGAGAAGCTGAAGCGGAAACAAGTGGAAGGTGTAACACGTTGAAGGAAAATTTGAAAAAACAACTTAAAACGTTACAATTAGGCGACCTTATTAGGGTTGACTGGAAGGACGCCTCAATCGGAAAAAGCCTAAGCGGAGGCTTACATGGGATAGATGTGCCGGTTGAGAGTTGGGGCATATTCATAGGCGTGCTGGGTGAAAAAAGCAAATATATTATTTTGGGCCAGAACAACTTTCGTTATGCCGATGGCTTATATGATATTGATTACACGGCTATACCAATCTCTTGGGCGATGAGCGTGACGGTTTTAAGCAAAAGTCACATCTCACCTGAGGAAGGAAGAGGCTTACTGAATAGTTTTCTGCAAGGCGGAAGACGCATCAGCCCAAGGCAGCGGCGAGTGCTGAATCATGAAAGACATGATTAAACAAGCCTTAACCCGAACAATAGCCCGCAAGGGTCCTCGAGGAAAAGAGCAGATAATAATTATTCCGCCGAACCCTAAGCTTGTTTTAGGCGTAAAATTCGCCGTAGCAATGACTGTTTGCTTGACGGCTCTCGAGATTGCCCGCATGGCTTTACTGGGCAAATGGAACAGCGAAATATTCTCCGCGATAACAGGCTTGTCAGGCACAGTCATCGGCATATTCGTGGGGCAGAAAGCATGAAAAGTTTTGAGTTTAGAGCTTTCTTCGAGAAGATTCTGCAAAAACTTGACATTATTGATGCTAAGGTTACTACTATGCCCCAAGTGCAGGTCCAAGTTTCGAATAAATTCTTAGGAACTTTGAGTGCCCTTCAAAAGTTAAGTCGCCCAGCTACAGCCACAGAAATTGCAGAGATTACTGGACGTGCTCGTGCCTTTGAAAGTAAAACCTTGAATGAATTATGGGGTAGAGGTATCCTGATAAAACAAAGGTCGGGGCGTAGACAGCTTTTCAGCTTGAAAAAGCGAGAGGGTGGACAGAAAGCCTAAATGGGTAAGGGAAGAGAAAAGCGTAGGCGCAAGCAGAAGCGTAAAGCAAAAAGACTTCTTTTCAGATCCTTTTAATTCCTCTGCTATTTTTGTGCATTTTAAAACCAGTCAGCGGACACCCTATATATGGTGATTGAATTTGAGAAGACGCAGAGAGTATTTCCACATTCGCAGTTATGCACGTCGCTATGACAAGCGAACAGGCAAATTCATAATTAGCATCGGTTATCAAACTGCTGCTCCTGCGCCTACAAGCAGAGTGGTCTCTGTTGCTGAAGGCTTCGGCTTGGGTCTTGACCAATGGGAGAAGTTCATAGTTTACGATAATGTTGAGTTGAAAATAGGGCCTACGGACATTACATATATCACTGGGGATAGTGGCAGCGGAAAATCCGTTCTACTTAAGGCTCTTGAGAAGGACATCAAAGGGGACATGGGCGTAAGCTGTATTAACATTGCCGATATCAAGCCTGAACCTGGCAAGCCCCTTATCGAGACGGTTGGCGAAACCCTTGAGGAAGGCTTAGAGCTTCTCAGTAAAGTAGGCTTAAACGATGCTTTCCTTTTCCTTCGCAGTTATGAGCAGCTGAGTGATGGACAGAAATACCGCTACAAAATAGCAAAAATGATGGAGAGTAAGGCTCAATTTTGGATAATGGATGAAGCTATGGCTACGCTTGACAGAGACACAGCGAAAATAGTAGCTTTTAACCTTCAGAAACTTGCGAGACAGCAAGGCAAGGCGGTTTTGGCAGCAACAACCCACACGGATCTCTTAGAAGATTTGAATCCATCAGTGCACATTCATAAACGGTTTGGAAAGGAAATCTGTGTAGTGTACTATACAAATAAGCCGACTAAAGAGTGTAGTCTTATCAAGGAAATGTGTGTTGCTGAAGGCTCAACTGAAGATTGGAGAAAGCTCGCTGGCTTCCACTATCGTAGCCATAAGATAGTTGCACCGCGTAAAATTTTCTGCCTCAAAAGGGACGATGAGCTTTGCGGAGTAATTGTTTATTGTTATCCGCCACCTACATGCTTCGGACGAAGACTTGTCTTGCCAAAAATGAGCATGAAAGAGCTAAACGAAAAACTAAGCATAATCACCCGAGTAGTCGTGCACCCTAAATACCGCACCATAGGCTTAGGCGTCAAGCTTGTAAAAGAAACATTAGCCAAAGCTGGAACGCCCTTCGTGGAAATGCCAGCAGTCATGGCGAAATATAACCCGTTCGGAGAGAAAGCTGAAATGAGGAAAATAGTTGAGCAGCCGCCGCCTAAAGAAGCCTTAGCCATTGCGGAAATTCTGCAGCAGCTTGGCTTTAACATTCAACTGTTGGGGAGCGAAAAATACGTTTTGAATAGGCTGCAAATCCTAAATGATGAAGATTTAGAAAAGTTGAGAGAAGCATTCATTAAACATTGTCACGCACGCTTTATGAAATACTTTTTCTGTCACATACCCTTCGGAAAAAAGGAAACTTACGCTAAAGAGATAAGCAAAGCGAGCCTTGAAAAACTTGCGCGTTTAATTAAAGTCTGTGGCTTC